CTTGAGTGCACCCAGCGTTGTTAGTACATCATTCATAATCTAACCGTTTTCACCACGGAGGCACGGAGACACGGAGAAAAACAAATTAGTTTCGAGTTTCAGGTTTCAAGTTTCCAGAACACGGCGATAGCCCGTGCCACTTGAAACTCGAAACTTTACACTTGAAACTCTTTTCTTTCTCCGTGCCTCCGTGTCTCCGTGGTGAATCTTGCTGCTTAACCCGCGGCGATGTTGTCGAGTAGTCCCATGGCAAACGGCGTATAGACCTGCAACACGCCGTAGAAATTCACGGAAGTGAAGCGGGTCTCCGTCGTTTGCGGCCACAGGCGCTGGTAGTAATCGCGCAGGCAGTGCATGCGATAGCATCCGGGGATGTTGGCCAGCGGGTAGGGGATCTCATCGCAGTCGAAGAAGATCTTGCCCGACGGCAGGTTGGGGTGAATTTCCAGCGGCAGGTCTTTCGGCCCACCCACCGCGTACTTGTTCAGGTACGAACTGACCAGCGAGCCCGCGGTGATCCCGCCCTGATTGGCGCCATTGCCGAGGTTGATGCGGAAGACGCCGTTGGAGCCCGACTGCAGCACCTTCTTGGTGATGTCCTTGGCCTGCTGCGACGACACCCACATCTTGGTGGGACTCACCTTGTAGTTGTCGAAGAACGCCTGCAGCATAGCGTCGATTTCAGCAATGCTGCCATCGGAGTTGCCGGTCAGGGTCGCCCCGTTCAGCGACGTGTACTGGCCGGTAGCGCCGGTAATGGCGGGATTGATGGCTTGGTTAATCAGACCATTGAAGACGCTGCCGTTGGCGGAATAGTTATTCGCCGTTCCCAGCGCGGCCGTAACACCGACGCCGCCGTTGCCGTTGTCAGCCTGCGTGCCGGTGGCGGCAGCCGTCTGCGTGAAGGTGTTGATGGTGGTGATCGCATTCAGCGTGCACTGCCCGGCGGTCGCCGAGGTGCCGGTGAACCAGGCATAAGCAAACGCGCCGGGTACGGCCGTCACCGCCCAGGTAATGGTGCCGTTGCCGCTAGTGGTAGTGGCCACGGCGGACGCATTCGAAACCTGGCTCACGCCGCCATTGACGGTCATCTGCTCGCCCAGCGGGCTGCTCTTGAGGAACTGCGTGATCAGGCCGCCGGAAACCGTGCAACGCTTCCAGCCATCGTAGGTGAGCGCCACCACGCGGCAGTAATTCGAACCGGCCGCAACCGATCCGCCCGCGCTCACCGTTCCCGCGGGAGCGGCGGGCTGGGACACTCCGGAAGCGTTGCCGACCAGCAACCATTCCTCTTCCGCGATGAACATGGAACGCAGCAGGTTATCGGCCTCGATCGCCAGGGCATTGTCGAAGCCCTGCGCCTGCATGATGGCTTCTTCCGTAATCGAGTTTTCCAGCGAGAACCGCACGAAAGCGGCCATGCGGTTGTCGGTGGTCTGGTCGATGACCGAGCCGCGAATGCCTTCCGTGGTGCCCGGAAACTGGCGGCTGGGGTTGATGGCGGTGATGATTTTCCAGTTCACCGCATTGCCGCCATTGGTATCGGTGAAACGCGGCATCTTATTACGGATCGGGGTGATGACGGGATACAGCGTCTTGGCATACGGTTCCAGGTTGTAATTCACAACCCCGGTGCCCGTGCTGACGCCCACCGTCGTGTTGACCTTTTCCAGAACGGCGTCGCTCTGGAGCTTCTTGAGCAGCTCCATGGTCTGCTCGGTTAGACTTCCGATCATCTCGGCTCTCCTTCTTTCTTCCGCCCGTTCTGGGCTGAACCAAAAAAACGTTTCACGTTTTCCGTTTCTCGTTTCTCGTTAGCGTGCGCTGCTTCGGATTTCAACGTGAAACGTGAAACGAGAAACGGTTAACGCTCTAAAGCAATTGGCTGGCTCAAACACTGCTTGAGCAGCGCTTGCGGGTCAGCGGCATTTCCGGCGTCGGGATTGTGATTGACGGGTTCGCCGTCCTGTTCCTTGGTAATGGCTTTGCCGGGACCGGCGGTTTTTCGCGGCAGCGGCTCGGCCAGGGTTTTGGTCATGGCATCGGTCAGGTTTTGTACGGCGCCGGAAAGATCGGCAATCTGCTGGCGCTGCTCGACCACGGCGCGGGCCACCAAATCGCTCTCGGCGCGCTTTTCCAGCGTCTCGGGAGCAGCGGGCGGCGCCGGCGCTTCCACTTCCGGCTCCGATGGCGGATTGACGCCCTTCGTCACTTTGTCCGCCGTGAGTTCGGCGCCTTCTTCGGCGACGAGAGCGGAGAGAATCTCCACTCCGTCTTCAATCCACGCCTTCAGGCTGGCGGGAATGGGCGAATCGTCGCCTTCGGTTTCCGCTTCTCCGGCAAGGTAGCCGCGAAGCACGTTCACCTGGGCCAGCAAATTGGCCAGTTCGGCCGCATCGACCATTAATTTCTTCATCTTTCTATCCTCGGGTTGAGTTTGAAACTTGCGCAGCTCCACCGAGCCGTCGGCTTTGACGTACTCGAAATGCGCTTCGGGATTGCAGGGATTGTCCACCAGCGAAATCTCGGTGGGTTTGGCGGTATAGCGAAGGAAGTCGCCATCCGGCCAGGGCTCGCCGACGTATTCGCCGCCGTGCGAGAAGCCGGTATAGACGCCCTCTTCGCACTTGGCCCAGGCGGTGTCGTCGACAATGCGCGCCCGGACGGCGATGGTCTTGTTCGGATCGTCGAACACCAGGTCCACCACCTTGCCTACCGCCGAATGGCTGTGCATCTCGCGGACGTTGCCCAGCGACTTGCCCGCCGTCGCCCGCGCAAATTCACCGGACCATTCTTCATAGTGCGGTTTGGTGGACTGGTAATCGCAAATCTCGCCATCCTTGTCAGGAACTTCGGAGGTGACTACGCCGTAGACTTCCCGTTGAGCGGCATCGACCTTGGTCAGGCGTACAAATTTCGTGAACGTTGACATGGCAACTCCATAGCTTCGTAGGGGTCAGGGCTTGTAATTTTCACCACAGAGGACACAGAGGCCACAGAGAAGGAAACCCTTCCAGCCGCAGATCAACGCAGATGAACGCTGATTGAAAAACCGCGAGAGCGAATCCCAGTCATTTTGATCCGCGTTTATCTGCGTTAATCAGCGGCCAGGGGTTTTGCTTTGGTGTCCTCTGTGACCTCTGTGTCCTCTGTGGTGAAAGGCGTTCGCAACTGATCGCCGCCGCTGCGGGGTTCCATGCCCAGGCGCTCGCGGGCTTCATTGGGTGTGATGATGCCCTGGGTTACCAGCAGGGCCGCAATCTGGGCCTGGTCTTGTGGATCTTCGGCTTTCTCGTCCTGCCAGGCGAACTCCAGATCGGTAATGCCGAAATATTTGCGAATGATGAAATTGAACAGGTCCGCGAAATAGACCTGCAGGGGCTGCAAGCCCTCTTCCAGCGCCTGCTCTTTGGCGGTTTGCGCCGTGGCGCGATTCATCTCGCGAATAAAAGGTTGTGGGCTGATGCTGAAGGCAAAACAGACCACGCGCGCCAGCCACTCATCGAGTTCGGCCTTGAGATCGGGTTCCTTCAGCAGTTGCAGTTTGCCGTCAGGGCCCAGGAATACTTTGCGCCGGTTATGCAGATTACCCGCCAGATAGGCGTCGAAGATCTGCTGATACTCCGCAATCTGATCCGGAGTCCAGGTGTCGGGCACGCCCAGATAGGCATCGGGCACGGTGCCGTCGGTGTAGTACGCCAGTTGCGACATTTGGCGGCGCAGCCCGAGGTTGACGCTCATCACCACCTGCTCGACCGGACTGAAGCCGTACAGCTTGTGCGCGCGACGATTGCGCGGCCGGTAAATCAACTCGTCGGCTGTCAGATTGGCCGCCACCACGCCCTTGATGATCTGCTGATAGGCCGCAAGCGGCGGCGCGGGCGTGAAGCCGGTGGCTTCGTCGATCACCGGAAAGATCGTGGCCCCATCGATCACCAGCAACTGCTTCAGCTCGCCGCCGCGTGTGCGGATCGGCTCGATGGCCGGCGCGTCGATCACCAGCAGATCCTCCGCCAGCGGACGCATCCACTCGATCAAAGAATGCTCGCCATCCGGGGATTCGAAGAAATCCTTAAGCCTCGCAACATCGTCCTCCGTCCCCCCGCCTGCCCCGGCTCGCCGGGGTCTCCCGTTTCCCGCCGAAGCACACTTGCGGGGGACAGGGAACGGGAGACGGGAGACGGTTCTGATCGTCCACGGCACCTTCGCCAACTGGTCTTTGCGGGTCTCGATGACCGTGCGCAGCAGATCATAGTTGTCGGCCAGCGCCCGGAGTTGCGCGAAGGTGGTGGTTTCGCCCGAACGGGGGATGTAGTTGATGTTCTGCCCGATCGGGAAATCGAAGCGGCGCACCGGCGTATTCGGCGGCGCCACCTGCGGCAGCGGCGGCAGCGCCGAGAACCACGCGTTCATCCCCGCTTCCCAGGCCGCTCGCAACGCGCCGGATACGCGCGCCACCACGCCGGGCGCAATCGGGTTGTCAGTTGCTTGTTGCTCGCTCATAATTTTTTTCTCACCACGGAGGCACGGAGACACCGAGGGAACAAGAGGCAGGTTCCGGAAGTTTAGACATCAACACCGGGTGCCGAAACCTCCGAAACTTTTGGACCCTTTATTTAATTTTCTCCGTGTCTCCGTGCCTCCGTGGTGAATCATTCAAAGTGCCTGACTCTTCCAAAAACTCACGACTGCACCGCCGCGCGACTGCAGCCAGATGGATGCCTGCGACATCATGTCGCACATGTCGTCGTGGGCGGCATTGGGGAAGGTCGTCAATTGCTGAATTAGCGGCTCGGTCCAGGCGGCATTGCGGTCCACGTACCAGTCGCCGGCTTCCCACTCGGGCGCGGCGGCCATGAAGCGCGCCAATTTGCCGCCTTCCGGGTCTATGGCAATTACTCCGGGAACCGTGCGCTTCAGCCGCTCGATCACGGCCGGACCGTTGGCCGTGTCTTCGACCAGGGTGGCGCTGATCCGGCGCTGGCCGCGTTCCCGCTTAATCTGCTCCTCCGTGGCGCTCATGCCCAAATGCGCATTGGTAACGTTCAGCAGATACCGCTTGCCACCTTTGACGCCGATACGCCCGATAGCCACAAAGTCCGAATTGGGCGAATCTTTGAAAGCGCAGTCGGCGGAGATAATCTCCAGATCGAATTGTTCGGGCAGGCGCTCGTCCGGCTTGCCCGTATGCGGATCGACGCCGCCGTAGTAGCGCACGTGCTGGCGCTTGATGATGTTGCCTTCGAGCGGAGCCGGCCGCTGCTGATACTGCCCGGCATAGATCAACCCACGCGACTTCAGGTTCGCGACTACCTCTGGCGTAAAGCGCTCCGGCTGGAGCACGTCACCGAGGCTGCGGGCCTCGATGCGCTCGGAGGCGGGGAATGGCCAGCTCTCCGGCTCCTCGGCTTCCAGCGGGATTTTGAGGTGCGTCCACTGGCCCGCCTCGGTTTCCAGCAGGAAGCCGGTCAAATCCCGCTCATGCAGCCGCTGCATGATCACCACAATCGCGCCGGTCGCCGGATCGTTCAGCCGGCTGCGCAGCGTGCCATCGAACCAATCATTGGCGGTCTTGCGCTCGGCATCCGAGAGCGCCTGATCGGCCGAGAGCGGATCGTCCACGATGAGTGTGTCGCCGCCCTTACCGGTGGTGGTTGCACCCACGGAGGTGGCAATCATCTGGCCGCGATGGTCGTTATCGAACTGAGTCTTCAGGTCCTGGCCTTCGCCAATGCGGAAGCGCCGGCCCCAACGTTCCTGGTACCACTCGCTGCCCAGCAGAAGCCGCCGCGCAATACTATGTTCCGTACTCAAGTCTTTCGAGTACGAGGCGCACAGAAAACCATGGCCCGGGTCACAGGTCCACGTCCAACACGGGAAGCAGATGGTTGCAATCGTGCTTTTGGCGGTGCGGGGCGGCACATTAATAATCAGCCGCCGCACCTTTCGCG